GGGATTTGAAACATACTGCCATCTGAATCGCCCTTAGCAGTAAAGCTAATGTGTATATGTGTCTTGTGTGGGTTTATCCCGGTGTATTTTCTCCATTTGTAATTGCGTTTGTAGCTTGCAATCTTGCCGTTGAAGATGATATAAGAGATTCTTTTATCAAGTCTGGCAAGTAATCGTAGCTGATCCGCAAAGTCATAGGGCTCCGCTTTGTGCGACCTGAAATCAACGTCAAGGTCAAGGGCACGTACAATGCCTTCAGCAGTTGGATTGTGATCGGACTTACGCGCTGAATGACGTTTATCACCGATCCAGCCATCTGAAGTTCTATCTCTATCGGGGAACGCATCATCTACCTGCTCGCGTAGTTGTATCCCTGCCTTGCATAGCTTTGCCATATCTATTTATTATAGCATTTAAATAGCACAATCCCTCAAGATTATGCTAAAAGCAGTTTAGCCTCATCCTCAGTAATCCCTAGCCGATCTAGCAGGGCTGCTTTCTGAGCCGCCTTTGCTTCGGCTTCGGCTATGTCTTGCTCTGCTTTGGCTTTATCGAGTTCACATTGAGCAAGTTCTTCAGCGTTCATTTCGCGATCAATTATTTCATTAGTTTCTGCATTATGTATTCTTATCATTAGTTTAGTCATTATTTAACTCCATATACGTAGACAGTTCCAGCAGTAAAAGTTGAACCAGTTGTAAAAGTTAATGAGCTAATTGCTGCTGATGCGTCATAAATGCCAAGTGAATTAAACATATACCAAGGGTTAGTAAGTGTTGTGTTTGAACCAACGCAAGACCAATTAAAAAAATGCTGACTTGTATCATTCGGTGAATAAATATCCATTACCATTTGACCTAATTTATAATAATCTGATGAAGTTCCTAGAGGTGAGCGGATAGAGATACTAGTCGCGCCAATGGAATTATTAGGGTCCCAAGTTGGCCCTGTGTCATAAATATTGCTTCGCATTGTGGAATAATTGGCGGCAGTATCACCATTAATTCTAACGGTGTAACCATTTGTATCTGCTGCTGTTTTTACTCCTAAGACTTGAATATGCAAATTAACATAACCTGTAGAAGTAAAACTTACTGTAGTTGCTGATCCGCTTAATGAAGTGCCACCTGAATTAAGTAAAGTCATACCGCCACCAGCACCAGCAGCAGCACCCCACTCAGGGGCAGTTGCTCCTGAATTCACTTTAAGAACCTGACCTGCGGTTCCAATTCCTAGCCTTGCAACAGTATCGGCTGCTGTTCCGTAAAGTATATCGCCCGCAGTAGTAATAAGATCAGTTGAGCTATTAGTGATAACTGGAATCGGCCCGGTACCGCTTGCAATTGATATACCTACGCCAGCTTGCACTTCAGTAATATCACCAGCATTACCGACATTTACCCAAGAGCTTCCATTGTAAACTTCAACTGAATTAGTATCTTGTAGGTAAGACATCATGCCTTCAGCCAATACACCGCTTAGCGCGCTTGTGCGAGCTGCTGAGCTTGCAAACACCATAACTGTTTGCTCATTCAAATACGTATTGACCTGGGCTGCGGTAAGCACATCCCCAGTATTAAACAACTTATATCCTGCGCCTGCCATTTGTTCTCCTTAGTAGCTCAGCACGTCTGTGTCTAGTATACCCGATATATCGGAATCTAAGACAAAGCTTGCCAGTAGCGGTTCTGTTGTGTATAGGGTAGTCATCCAGGATGACTCTGTTATATCGTGATGAATAGCATTTACTAGGCTTGATTGCACTACGCTGGATGAGCCAGGGGTAGTCTTAGTAACTGTCACCCCATCTAGTAATTCTATATCTATGCCTGCTAAAGGCTTATTGGGGTTAACATCATCATAGAGATTAAGCTGAATGCTATCTATGCGTATCTCAGGGTCTTTGCGTGTGGCTAGGATGCCTTGAGCCTGATTTAAAGCCTCTGCATCTGTCTGTACTAATATGCCTGAGCGTGTGCCTGAATGAAGGAAGAACTTATCAATTGAATCTTGGTCAAAGGCATTCTGAGCTGTACCGCCTAGGCGTGTGATAGTCACATCATTAATCAGCGTAGTATCGTCTAACGCTACTACTGCATTGGTGTACGAGATGTCCACGCCTTGATCACTAAACTCATAGACCGGGAAGGCTGGGTTAGAGATTAGATTGTTACGGCTTACAAAATCTACCTTGCCATTGGCATCCACAAAGATGCCGCCAAACTCGCTCTGCTCTACTGTAAATAAGGCTTCTAAGGCATCTCTGGCGGTTCCTGGGTCTGCCTGTAGGGTGGAATCACCAGTATCCACATTGCGTAGGCTTATAGGCCATTCTATCTCGTCTAGGATGGCATTCACGCGAGCCCCTGAGAGCTGAACCCCTGAGCCTGCTACTGTGTCTATGGCTGAGCCTGCAAGAAGTTTGAAACCATCAACGCATTTGAGGGTAACTGTGCTTAGTTCATCATTGCCTTGCTTAAAGCCAGTATCGTAATTGGTAATGAAGCCTGAGAACAGGAAATAGTCATTGCTTGCATAGGTAGCAAATATGATTATCTGCCTTAGCGGTACTAAGTTAGGATAGTAAGCGCTATTAGGGTTAGTCGGATTCCAATCGCCATTCTGATCATAGAGAACTACGTTAGCCGTTCCAGCCTCAAACTTAGATGTGATGCGATTGCGACCCCGGCGTATATTTACTTTAGTTACTAGGTTTGTAATCTCAACTGGCAATGTGCCAGAGCCAAGCGTATTAGTACCTAGGATACCTTCAGTAAGGCTATTTAAAATAAGTGGGTTGATTTCAAATGCGGTATCGCTATCAAAGTCAACAAACACTCTTACTGTAGGTGCTGGCATTAGATAGCTATGCTGCTAAACAGCAAGCCCTTTCCAGTTTTCTGATAAGTGTATTGAATGTCAGTAATGGTTTCGGCTAAATCTTCAGCTGCTATTACTGAGCCTTCTACTGTTACATTTATTGTTACCGGGTTTCCTTCAGAATCTAAACCTAATCTGGCAAAAAGCGCAGCCAATTCAGCATCTCTAATTGCATTTTCTGCTTCTCGCAACGCTAATTCAGATTCAATTAGGGCTGCTTCAGCTTCAGATTCTGCTAATAAAGCGGCTGCATCTGATTCAGCCAAGTCTGCTTTTACACCTTCCTCTACAGCATGTTCTAAAGTTCCTGGTACAAATGGATTAACAAACTTATCAAGCGGCCTTGCACCATTAATGTAAACATTTGTAGCGTTAACATCCATGCGCTCAAGCTTGGTAACTGTCATCTTCTCTTGGTCTAGCTTTAATCCCTTTTCAGCAAATAGGGTTTCAATAGGTATTTTGATTTTAAGTGTCTTAAGCAATTCCTGAATGCGTGTAATTGTGCCAGGCCAATCAGCAAACGGATCTCCAACCATTTCATCTAGGCTATCTAATAGCAATGCCAACTCAGCAGCAGCAGCCTCAGCTTTAATTAACTGACCTTCAAGAATAATGGCTCGCTTTACATCCTCATCAAGAATGGCTTGCATTAGTTCTAAGCGTAGGCGTTCTACGTCATTAATTTGACCGCCTAAGGCAGCAGCAATCTGTATACGATCTAACTCAAACCGCTTAGCAAGTTCGCCAAGTATGCCTTCCTCTTTCTTCTTTTTGTTCAACTCTTGTTGTGCTTTAACTTGCTTCTTGGTCAAAGCCAATAATTCCTTTTGACGTCTAGCATTTTCAGCTTCAGCTTTTTTACGTGCAGCTTCTTCAGCCTTAGCACCTAAACCGCCGGCAGGAAAAAACAATGGCTTATTCTTTTCGCCTAATGCTGCTATTGCACCAAATAAGCTTTTCTCAGCTGCTAATTCTTTTACAAAATCTACAACTGTGCTGCCATAGGCTCGCACGTCCTTAAAACCATCAATCAGGGTGGCTATGCCTCTTGTGGTGTTTGCGACACTTTCAGCAAACCTATCCATTGCTTTAGTGCCTGCGCCAATGCCTTGATCACCTGAAAGAATTTCAAACGCATCTACTAAGCCTTCTCCAATGGTTTCCTGCATGTTGGCATAAGCAACATTAAGGACGCTTACCTTGCCTGCGTAAGTTTCTAGGTAAG